CTCCACATCCACGAGCTTCATGTCCAGATCGCGCTGCCGGATGCATTCCCGGCAATACCGGTAGGCCTCGCGACCCAGGAGTTCGTTTTCCCGGGCGGTTTCCAGGTCTTCCTCGTTGGCCAGCCGGTAGATGGGCTTGATGTCGTCGGCGGGGAGCTCTTTGGGGGGGGCGTCCGGGATGTCGGCCACCTGGGCCATGCCCAAACCCTGGTCGGTTTTGACCAGGACATGGTCGCCCGCCTTGACCACGTAGGGTCCGGAGGAGAAGTAGTATATCTGCCCGTAATCACGGAATTTCAGGCCTAGAATCTGGCTCATGGGGGTATCCATTGGCCCCGCGTCGGCGGGGATTGGCGACGTTTTAGCGCATAAAAGAAAGGGAAAATAGACCAGATCGCGCCGTGAAGCAAACGGGCAATGGGGCCTTGGCCGCACGAGGCCGGGACTCGGACTGCCGCCCGGGATGCGGGAATCGCCTGTCAATTCGGCCCGCTGGCCCGGCCTGGCGCGGGGGCGGCGTAAAAAAAACATGCCCGGATTCTTGACAACCCGGTGCCGTGGGGTTAAATCGCCGTCTCGCGCTTGCGACGGGCCATTAGCTCAATTGGTAGAGCAGCGGACTCTTAATCCGTTGGTTCAAGGTTCGAGTCCTTGATGGCCCACCAGAAATTTCAAGGGGTTAGCTCAAAAGGCTAGCCCCTCATTTTTTTCACCCGCTTTTTTATTGCCATTTCATTGCCACTTTTCCAGGAAAGAACGGGACGGCTTTTTAGCCTTCGCGCCCTGTGCCCTTTGTCCTAGGCCGGTTTCCGGGCGTTCGTCGCTCCACGGGCGGCCTGTGAGGCCACGGGGGCAAGTCTGCGTCCTTCCGGGGATGGTGACAACGTCTGGCAATGGGAATGAACTTTTTTTCGGGCAGGGAAGGATTCTTTTCGGGCAGGCGGTGGCAATGAAGTGGCAATGTCCTACTTGGGGACCATGAAAAAGGCGGCCCCCCCCTGTTCATGAGGTGAGCCGCCTTCCGAGGATGCCCTCGGGGGGAACTCCAGTCAGATCATGCCAAGGCTACGGAACGCACCGAGAATCCGAGGCAACGCGCTTGCAGGGCAAGGGTGTTTGCGCGGTCCCGTGCGCCTGCTGCGCACTGGTAGGCCGCACAACTCCTTGGCATGCGCGATCCAGCAAGGCTTTACGGTGGTTCCGCCGGATGTGGCAATCTCCGTCTGGATGTTCTGGTAGGTGGGCATAGCCCCACCTCCTTCGCCGCCGATATCAGTTCACGGCAGCCGTTATAAATTAACACATGACGCTTTAGTCTTCAAGCGGCCCGCCCCCGCATGGAGAACAGGCCGCCGGTCATTCCCCTGCCGGGATTATACCTGGACTTCCTCCTGGTTGCCAAGGACTTGCCCCAGGCGTGCGGCGGTCAACCCGATCAGGTAGGCCGCCCCCTGGATATTCAGGGCGGGCACGGGCTTGGTTCCGTCCGCCAGGGCCGAAAGCTGGCCTTCCAGAAGCTCCAGGGCCAGGGCCGCCCGGGTGATCTCTTTGCGCTCCACCAGGGTCATGACGGATCGTCCTCGGGCGTCACGGCCTCGACCACGGCGTTGACCACGGACTCATCGGGAATCGGCTCTTTGGGCATCTGGTGGCCTGCCTTGTAAACCTCAAGGGCCTTCTTCGCGGCCTTCGCCATGAAATCCATCGCAAGGTCGCCCGCCTCGCGGCCATCCTGAAAGACCCGTACAAGGTTTTGTTCCCCGCGCCACTTGGGCACAAACGACGATTCCCCGGCGGCTATGGCGTCCAATTCGACCACCTTTTCGATGTTGTCCTTGATGTCCAAAATCAATTCATCAAGGTGCGTCTCAATCAGGTAAAGGCACGCCATTGCCCCTTCGATGTCATCGGGGTCTTTGAGGCCATGACGGATGAAGCCCATCCTCTCGCTTGTGGTTTCGAGTTCATTCACGGCGAAAGTGATGTTGCGTTCGATTCCCTGGCCAATGGGGGTCTTGCTTTTCTCGTTAAACATGGCGCACCCCCTGGCCTTCGACAACGGCCGCAGGGAGGCGCACAGGCCCCACAGGCAGGTTGACCCGGCAGGGACCGAAATAGCCCCGCTGGTGGCCGCAGGAAGCTTTGAGGATAGCCCAGGCGCGAACGTCGGCCAGACGGGAGGGTTGAGACGTGGACGCGAAACGGGTAGTGGACTTGGTAGCCATTGCCTTACCTCCTATCGGTAGGGTTGTGGTTAGGGCCTCGGGAGGGATTGCCGTCCTTCCCGGGGTCCGTTTTTATTCAGGGGTCTTTTTTGACCTCGACTCCTTCCATCTGGTTGAACGTCCGTTTTGTTGGTGTTCACGCCGATACCGCTCAAGCTCGGCTTCCTCAATGAACCAGTCCCGGCCCATCTTCGTGGCCTTCAGGCGTCCCACAGAAATCTGGATTCGCAGATTAGACGGAGTGACCCCTAAAAGCTGGGCGGCTTCCTTTGTTGTGTGCATGAAGGGAATATATTTGCGCTAGAGCAAATAGTCAACCCTAAATTTCGGCCCGCCCGCCAGAAGGCAACAAAAAACCCCGCCGGGGCGGGGCTAAACGGAATGATAGAGGCAGGATGGAATCACTCGCTGGTCCCAGGCTGGAACGTTGCAAGGTCAAAATACATGGGAACATAGGTAGATGTTTTTCCACGACAAGCCAATTCTGAAAATCCACACGTACCATAAAATCCTCTTACATCAACCTTGTTCTTTTTGTCACGTCTCGCGTCAACAGTTACGAACCTGCATCCAGTTCTATTATTGGTAATAAAAATTGTCTTTAGGATGGTTAAAAACATTTTTCCAAAGTGTTGTTTTTGTAAATCAAGCCTTATGGCTAGCCGTCCAATTTTTACAGCAGGGAATGCACGATAAGGGTATTCTTTGCAAATATCATGAAAATCTGTCTCTTCATCAACAACTATCGCATCGTTTTGCAGTGTCGCGAATCCAATAGGCCCTTCGTTTATGGCTTGAAGTGAAAATAATTGATATGTTACTGCGATTTTATCAACAAAATGCTTTCGTGCATCGTTGCGAATAAAATCCTCAAGGTCGCGGTCAGTATCGTAATCGTTCAGACAGGAAAACCCCGCGAAGATTGTAAAATCTTCAACGGGGCTCACCTTGAATCCTTGGTATTCTTGGCTATTTCGATGCACGGGCTTTTGCGGCGGCTCGAACGGCTTGGTGCATCTTTTGGGTGTCAAAGATGGGCGGGGTGTAGGGCTTCGGGTTCTGCACCGCCTGGATGAACCTGATTGCGTCTTCACCCTTCAACACCGGCGTCGCTTCAATCGGCCTTGCCATGACGCCTCCTCCAGTGGCTAAAAGGGTTACTTGGGGTTGCCAGGGCGCATCCGGGGACGCCCGGGGCGCTCGGCTCGTTTGGTAGCTAAATGCCGTTTAAGCTTGCGTCAAGTTAAATAGGTGAAATTCGCGCGAATTATTTCACTCGATTTGCTCCCATTCAAGAAAATCAACATGATACCTTTTCTCAGCCTACGCCGATCTGAGGGCCGTTCCGCAGTGCCTCGTCACAAATCCCCTATGGTCACCATGCAGGGGAAAGAGGTCAGACACAAGCCTTTTCCCGTCCATGGGGTTGTTCCCGCCCGGCCCGTCCGTCACCCGCCCACCTGGAAAACCGCCCGCACCAGCCTTTCCGCATGGTTCACAAGTCGGAACTCGGCAAGCTGTTCGTGGGGCATGTCAAGGATATGTGTCTCGTAGGCCGCCCTGCTCATTCTGGTGGCCGTCCAGGGCTTGGCCTGGGCATACTCCTGGCGGGTTGTTCCCAAAAGTTCCCAGGCAGGGAGAAGGCGGGGGTTGTCGGGCATCACGGGGGTTATTTCTAATAGCCGCCCGTCTGGCGTTGCCCCGTGAAGGTGCGCTTCGCCCCGGGGAGATATTCCCTCTCGCCCTCCAGGGCCTTGGCCTCGCCACACCAGCCGTCTTCCATAGTCGTGGGCCAGTCTTCCGTGCTGCGGGGTCTGGGATAGCGCCGACACTGGGCAGTTTTGTCCGTGGCCCGGCCCGGATTCCAGAAATAACACTCGCGGCATGTGATCCTGTCCATGATTCCCTCCTGGCGGTTACAGTTCCGAAAGCGCCTTGATCTTCCCATGAACGGCCATTTTTTCCAAGGATAGCTTGCCCGACTTGAAAAGCTCGAAGCGGGTTTTGCCCAACACCTGGCGCACGAAAGCCGGGTCTTCTTCAAGCTGGCGTTTCATCCAGGTGTGATAGGTGGCGTCGGGCGCAACCTTGCCCACTTCGGCCACCTTGAACTTCGTGCTGGTCGATCCGTCCTTGTGGTGGACGGTCCTGCCTGAGTGCTTGACCGTGGTCCGATCCGCCCCTTCAAATTCGTCAATATCAATCCCCAACTCCCGAAAGGTCACGGTTAGGGGCAAATAGACGCACCGGCAACGCCAATGCGCGGGCAGGGCGGGCTTCGGGTCTTTCAGGCCGTATGTCTTACCGTCCATGCTCCCACAGGCGATGCAGGTGCGGCCGTCGAGCACGGCCATGCGCTTCCAGCCCTTCACGGTGTCGGAGAATTTCTCCGTGACGATCTTCTCCCGGGCGTAATTCGAGGCCGACGCGGTGAAGGTGCGGGCCAATCCCTCCAGGCCGGGTACGGTCCCTTCCACGCCGTTTTTGCGGATCAACCGGGCCGTGGACTGAACCCCAAGCCCTTCGATCATGGCTTGCCGCCCAGCCGCGACGATCCGTTGCACCGCGGCGGTCTCCACCTTCTTCAACCACTCGTTCATCAGAAGGCCGTCCACGGTCGAGGTCTCGAACCACGCCGAAACGATGGAGGGCGTCAGCTTCGGCGCCATGATGGCCGCCCCCACGGCCGCGTTCATGGTCGTGACAGTCGAGGTCATGCCCGCCTGGATCACGTCTCCACCAGCCGCCTGAAGGCTTTCCCCCCACTCCGAAGAGACCCCGGCCAGAATCTTTTCGATATCCACGCGCAAGGCTTCCAGGAAGGCTTTCCGCCGGGCAAGGGACTCCTGGTCAAAGGCTTTCCCCGTCAGGTGCTTTTCCTGGAGCTTGGCCAGCTTGCCGATGACGCTTTCACGGGATGCTTCGAGCACGGCGGCCATTTCTTCCGCCAGGGCGTTGCCGCGAAGATCCACGCGGTGCTCAAATTTCAAGATGTCGTCGAGCATGGCCTTACCGCCGCACGGTGATGGATCGCAGGCCGCCGGTTCTGGTCCCGTAGCCGCACACCAGGGCAAAGACAGAATCCGGGATGACCTTCACCCTGTCGGCCGGGTCCATGTCCAACTTGACCGCCCCGGCCACCTCCAGGGATTTGATGCCGGCCGTATCGGGCAGGGCCGTCACATCGGTTTTGAGCAGGATCAAGGCAAGCTCCATCTGGGCCATGACGACGCTGGCCGGGACCACATCCATGGTGACGCCGGTCACGCCGATCCGGGGCCACTGAAGCGGCTGGGCGTCGTCGGTCTTGTAGCCGGTCCACACAATATGCCCGTCCAGAAGCTTGCAGGCCATGAGAAGGGCCTTCTGCCGGTTCCCCTCGGTTGCGGCGGTCCAGGTGTCGGCGTGGAGGCGGTCGGCAAAGTAGGCCGTGGCCTCGGCTTCACTGGCGTAACTGTTTGTTCCTTTGGTCACGGTCGGCATGATGTCACCCTCTTTGAAATTTTGCCGGAACCCTGGCGGGTATTTACGAACTCCGGCTGGTCCGGGTCGGCCTTTTCGCGCTGGAGCGGCGCACACCTTGATTCAAGGCCATACCATCAGGTGTATGAAAGCCTTCCGGTTGGGACTCAATGCCGGAAAGCATGTCAGCTTTTACGGTTCAAGCCGGGCCGTGAAGTTGATCCCGGTGGCGACGGTCCCGGCCACGGTCGTGTAGACCCGCAGATAGGGATAGGCCACGCCCAGCTTGACGTTCGAGAACGGCACTTCGTATCGGCCGACGGCGCTATCCTGGTTGCCGCCGATGACCTCATTTGCCCCCAGGTTGACGACGGCCAACTCTTCGATCTTTTCATCCCCGGTCGAGAAATCGGCCACGTCGGAACCCTGGAGGGCGATGCTGTAAAGCTCGTCGGCGTCCACTTCGATGGCGGTCACGTCCAGGACCATGCGGCCGTCCACGCGGCCTTCGCCCACCTCGGCAATCTTGGCGACTCCCCCAAAGGTGGCGGCGGCATTGGAGGCCACAAGCCCGGCGTCTTTCATGCTGAAACTGTAGTCGTACATGATATGTCCCTCATAAGGGCCGGCTTCCCGGCCCCATCTGGTTGATTAAGCGTTCTTGATGCCCCGCAGGCGGGCGGCGGCCTTGGGATGGAACACGGCCATTCCGGTGATCCACTCGATCAGGGTCCGGTAGGCGGTCCCGCCGGAGTAGAGGCCCATGTCGATCACATCCACGCCCCCGCACTCCAGGCCGGAGACGAACTCCCCCGCGCCGAAACGCACGGCATAGATGGAAGAGGAAGCGGCCGTGCCGCCCCCGGGGTTGGCCTCGGTAAAACCCAGGATGTCGGTCCCGGTTTCGTCGGCCTCGATAGCCACCATCGGAATCCCGGCATAGGCGGTCAACTGGCGGCCGAAGGCGTCGGAAACCACTTCCGTGGACTGCCCGGCGGCGCGAACCAGGTCCGAAACCTTCCGGCGAAGGCGCTTGTTCAAGAACAGGGCATCGGCCCCGCCCACCACGGCATCCAGCATTTCATCCAACTTCGCCAGGGTCAGGGCGTCGCCGCCGCTGGTGCTCCCCTGGTTGATGACCTGCCCGCCGGTCAGACGCTTCTGGAGGCCGTCGAAAGCCTTGGGGTCGGCCTCGGAATCGCCCTTGAAGAAGGTGGCGGTGAACTTCAAGCTTTCGCTCTTGGCCTTCATGGCGTCGTGGACGGCCCGCAGGTTGTTCACGTTGCCCTGAGTCTTCACAAGGGCGCGGTCGTAATCGGAGACGCCCCCCAGGATGGACAGGCGCTCGGTCACGGGGTTGATGACGCCGGTCGATTCCGTGTAATTCTCGCCCACGGCACGGAAGGCCACGCCGGGCAAGGTCTGTTCCTGGTTGTAGGTGTAGGCGTTGCTGGAAACGGGCAAAAACGGCAGGCGTTCAAGCACGCCGCTGTTCTTGGCGATGGTCTCGATCACTCCCGCCTGCAAAGGGGTCTGGGCCAGTTTGGCCGCTTCGATAAGGGTCAAAGCCATGGTGTGTTACCTCGTTACTTGGTTTGGCCGTAGCCGTGCGCCATTTTCTCTTGGGCGCTCATGCCGTTGAAATCGGGGGCGGTCTTGCCGCCGGGCCTCTTGGCATCCGGGCCGGTCGGTTCGCTCTTGACGGTGAAAAGGCCCTTTTTCTGGGCCGCACGAAGCCATTTGATCTTCTGGGCCGGGGGGAGGTCCGGCACCACATCGCGCATGTCCTCCGGGATGTCCTCCAGGAGTTCCGCGACAAGGCCGGTCAAGGTCTCTTCCGCCTGCTTTTTGGCGTCGTTCACTGCCTGGAACCGCGCATAGGGCACCGTCTTTTCGGTTTTGTCGGGTCCGTTCCCGCTGGTGTCCTGGTCCGGGGTCTTGGTCTCGTCGTCCATGATGATCTCCTTCGATGATTTACGCCTTCGCAGGCGGGTTAAACTTGGTTTTCCGTCAGGGCCGCCACCTCATCCCGCACCCGCAGGAGGTGGGCCAGGGCATCTTCCCGCGTCGCAAGGTCCGGGTTGCGCTCCATCGCGGCATCCACGGGCGAAATGAGGCCCATGCCCAGGAGAAGTTCCCACGTCGCGGCCTGGTCTTTCTCGCTGGTCTCGGGTTTGGGGTCCGCAAAATCCACGCGCAACGCGGCGGCCTCGGAAATCTTCCGCGTGGGGTTGTGATGATTCCAGACGGCGCGGATCAGGCCGAAAAGGCGCTTCTCGTAGCCCCGGAAAAGCCCCACATCGTCGCGGCGCATCTCCTCCAGTTCCCGGTTGCCCACGATCTTGGAGACGCCGCTTTCGCTGGTGGGGTCCGTGCTCAGGCTGGCCGCACTCAGGCCGTTTGAGATGGCCGCCCACTTCAAAAGCTTGTCGATGGCTCCCACAACCTCTTCAATCGGGGCTTCGGGCGCTGCGAAACCGAGTTCCCCGCCCTCCGGAAGCTCCACCATCTGGCCGGGTCCGGCGTCGATAGTGCCGCCTCCCTCGCTCCCCTTGATCCAGCCCAGGCCGAACCCTTGCGCCTCGATCACATGCAAGAGGTCCGTAAGCTTCAGGTTGATGGCCTCCTGGATGGAAACGATGTCATCCCCGCCCGGAAGCCAGAAGGAATCCGTGGGGGTCCGGTCCCAAAGCGGCAGGAAAGGAAGCACGCCGTAGGGGTTCGGGCCGCCCTCGATCTCATGCCCGCGCCAGTCCAGACGCTTCCAGGTCTCGGGAGTCCACAAGGAATAGGTCACTTCCTCGGGCCGTCCGTTCTCGGCATAGTGCGTCACCAAAATCTTGAGCACGTCGCGGGGGGAGTCGCCCACCTCCACATCCAGAAGGTCCGGCGTCAGAAGGTCCAGGTCCAGGCGGCCGTTGCGCCACACCGGACGGACCATGCAGGTCTTCAGAAGCTTGACCAGCCTGGAGGCGGTCTTCATCACGGCGTCCAGGTCCGACTGCCCCACGATCTCGGCAAAGATGGCCTTATCGCGCTCGGAACCCTCGATCTCGCGCCCCGGGGCTTCCTGGTAGACCTGGGCCAACTGCCCGATGATCTTTTTGACCACGTTCACAAAGCACGGCGTCAATTTCTCCGGCTGGGCGAATTTGCGTTCAAGCTCGGCCACAAGGTGCGGCAACTGCCCGTCGTGGAAGAAGTCCAGGCGCTTGGCCGCGTCCGCCTTACGGGCCGCCGTGGCGCTTGCCCGGGCACCGTCCAGGACAGACTGCAAAAGGGCAGGGACTTGTGAGGTAAAAAGCATCTGGTAGCCTCCTATGCGGCCTGATAGACCCGTGGGCCGGTCACTTTGACGTAGGTGCTGAAGAACTCGGACAGGGAAAGCGGATCGTCCCGCAGGCGGCAATATGCCCTGTGCATCTCCGAAACCTCATGCCACGCCCGGCAGTCGTGCTTGCACGGCAGTTCCATCTGGCCGCCCATCAGGAAGCACAAGCTGCGATGCTGGCTTTTCGACGCACACACCAGCCGGGCCAGGGCGTACACCTGGAGGACTCGGGCGCGGGTTGCGAACACGGACCAGTTTAGGCTGTAAACGGTGTCGTCATGAAACTTCTGCGAGGAATGGCCGAAGCTGTACTTGCCGTCGCGGGCCTCCTCGTAAATGAAGGTCTTCATCTCCGTTGCAAGCTGCTCCAGGTCCATCGAAAACCGCAAACGGCCTTCCTTGGCGACGTTGTGCAACTCCACAAAGCTCAAATTCTGATTCTTGGCGTGGGCGGATACGACTTCCACCGGAATCTTCTGGTCCACAAGCCACGGCTCAAGGTCCGCCACCTCGTATGCCTCCAGGGTCACGGCATCCAGCTTGTACGCCTTGTGGTCGGCCGTGATGACCTTCTTGATCGCGGCGGCCGTGTTCAACTCGAAAACATGCTGGCGCAACACCACATATTCCGGCTCCCCGCCCTCGCTGGTCGTCTTCAGGGTCGTGGTCCAGACGGAAGCATCCCCGCCGAAAAGCTTTTTCGCCCTGTCCAGGCCCGCGCCGACGCAGTAACGCCGATTCGCCACCAGTTCCGCGATACGATCCGCCGGAAACGGATGCGGCAGTTCACATCTGCAAAGGGTGATGGTCTCGGGCAGGAAAAGGGCGTTCTTCGCGGCGCTGCGCTTGCCCAGGATGTCGCGCTGGAAGGCCATGTCCAACTGCGTGCGCTGCAACTGCTTGGCCTTGGCGCGGTCGATCCAGGCCGGGGCGCGGCGGCAGTAGTCCTTAAAGTCGCGGTACTCCACGGCGCGGCAAAATATCTTCGGGTCCGTCTCGGCAAGGGCCTCCAGGGCGTGAACCGGGCCGCCCTCGGGGTCCGCGTTGGCGTCGATCAGGGTCAACGTGCCTTCCGAGTCCAGGAGACTGCCGGACAAGGCGTCAAAGACGTTCTGGTCCACCTGGTGGAAATCCGAGGCCCACAGGACGTTCACGCGGTCGCCAAAGGCCGTGGACATGCCCGATGCGCCGCCCTGGATGGTGCTTTCGGTGTGCGGCACGGTGATGGAGAACTTCAGCATGGCTTCAGACGGGATCAGCGCGGCCAGGGCCTTGGTATGCTGGATGATGCGCCGAATCGGCTTGAATTGCGTTCTGGTCGAGTGCTCCTCGCTGTTCCCCAGAAGGGTGATCGTCCAATTCTCCCGGCTGGTGCTAAGCCATAGGACCACGAGCGCCCACAACGTGCTCTTGCTATGCCGCCTGGGCATCCGTGTAAGGGCCAGGGAGTGCTTGAACAGGCCCATGGTATCAACGGCCAGGGCATCGGCCAGGATGTCGCGTTGCCAGTCCTCAAGGCTCACAGGCCGGTATCTGTTGTCGGAGTGCACCACCTGAGGCTTGATGTCGTCGATCCAGTTGAAAAACCCCTCAGCGCCCGGGGCGTTCCATCTGGCGATGATTGCGGCATTGCGGTCTTCCCGGACCTTCTTCGCAGGCTTAGGCATCCAACACCCCCGCAAGGTCGAATCCGCCACGAGAGGCGCTATTGTAACCCCGGCGCTTGCCGCTTCCAATTTGAAGGCGTTCAAACGACTGCCGGAAGGATGCTTGAAGCTGCATGTACTTTGTCATGTCAAAATCTGGTTGTCCGTACTGTTGCGCCATGGTGTCAAGCTCAAGTGCCATAGGAACCATCGTATCCAGCAAAAGGCGTTGTGCTTGGTTCAACCTTCCGGTGATCTGTTCCCGAAGCTTTGCGCGGGCAATCTTCGCCCTCTTCACAATGTCAACGTGCCTCTTTAGGTCTTTGTCGGCCAGTTTAACATATCCGCTCATGGCTACAACTCCCATCCGCCCATGATCTACCCATGAAGTGCGGCACTTTCGGGGGTTGCTCTTGAGAAAGTGGCAACACAGTGGCAATTAAATCCGCCAGCCTGGAAATGATGAAATTTTATCTTTGAAATCATTATATTTTTCCAGTGAGACCATGGGATTGTAAATCCCATTTGAAAATCAGGCCCGGATTTCCCCACCTAATATGGCCTGGGGCGATGCTGGGCGGTGTTACGATTCCTGGGAGTCGTGGCACGAGACCGCACCTTTATTCCCCACCGTCATGGCCGCCTTAAATCTCTTCTCGATCTCCTGAAGGTACTTCTCCAGGATGGAAAACGTCAGGTATTCCCCTGCTTTCCGACTGCCCGCAAAGATGAAAGTGGTCCCGTATCTGATCTGCCACGCCACAAGGGTTTGCACGGCGCTTTTCGGATTCATCCGACTGCGGTATTGACCTCGGGCAATCTCCTCAAAACTGGCCTCGATGACGACGGCAAATCTTTCCAGGGACCGGGACCGGGCCAGTTCTTTTTCAAATCTCTCCCTGCCCACGGTCAGGCATCCGATCAAGTCGTCAACGGCCTTGCGCTCGATGGCAATTTTGTCCTCGAAACCTTGAAGGCTGTAATCGCCGGTTCCAAGAGCCTGGACGGTGACTTCGCAAGCATACCCCTGAAAAAGGTAGGGGGCTTGTTCGCGGCTATCCCTGGCGACGATCACGGCACTGCCCCCGCCTGGGTTTGAAATTTGACCGCTTGCGCCTCAAGGCCGCTTCCTTTTCCTCCAGCCACCTGACGGCCTCGCGCTCAATCTGTGCCTCTGTCATCTGGCGTTGAATCTCTCGGCTTTCTTCCATGTCGTTTTCTCCGGACCCAAGCCCGTATAGAGCGGGATAGTGGGTGGCATTTCCGCCACCACAAATCCCCCCTATAGGGTGGCGGAATGGCGGAAATGAAATGTTGTTTATTTTCAACATGTTACATTTCCACCAAAAGCCTTGGCGGAAATACCAATTTGGTGGAAATCAACACCCTGGATTTATTCACTTTAATTCTCGTTCATTTCCACCATGCCGAATTGGCGGAATTGACGTAAATGAGGCAGGCAATACCCCCCACCGATGCCCCGGGACCGCTTTTCCCCCTCCCACTCGCAGACGATCCGGCTTGAAACTGCTGCTTGAACCATGCGCCTGACATTCGACTCAGGCTTGCCGGTGTGCCCCATGATCGCGTCGTACAGGTCTTTCTTCCGGCCGACTTTGCCGCCCAGCCCTTCAAGGCACGACAAGACCACCTGGGCGTTCTCTTGGGCCTTACGGTCCACCTTGGGGTTCTCTGTCCGCACCATGGACAAATCCGCCCGGCGCTCCAGATAAAAGGGCTTCACCGTCTCGAAGTTCCGGGCCTTCTGGTGCTGCATTTCGATGACGTTGGTTCGTTCGCCGTCGATCTCGGTCGGCTTCATCAGAAGGATGTTCGCCGCCCAATCGCCTATTGCACTCGCCCCGCGCCCTGCAAAAACGCCGTTGTCCGACGTGTTCTTGCCGACGTGATGCACGAGAATGGTCCCGACATTCGCCGCGTCACATATCGCGGACAGGCAATCCAGGGACCGCCGCATGGATGCGTTGTCATTCTCATCCTGGCCGTGAAATGAAATCAACGGGTCCAACACCAAAAGATCAGCGCCACACCTGCGGCAAGCGTCAATCAAACGTGCCTGAAACGTGCTATCTGTTAATTCGTCGGTAACACGGTGGGGGTCTGGGAAAATGATCTGGTCGAGTGCCGGGCGTAGCTCGGGCATGGCCGTGATGATCTTCCTGAGGCGGGCCTGTGTCCCGGCGGCGCTGTTTTCCGACTGGACGAAAAGGGTCCGCAACGGCCTGGAAACGGGAAACAGGCCCCACAATCCGGCATCGCCTCCCAGGCCGCAGGCCAAGGCCATATTGAGGGTCAGGACGCTTTTCCCCAGGCCGGACGGCCCGCAAACAAGAAGGCTCTCCCGCTCATTTAGGAGACCTTCAACCAGGGGCTTTAGGACGATCTCAACCTCCATGAAATCGGCCGCTGAAATGCAGTCCATGGCCCATGCGGGCTTCCATGCGGGCACCTGATCTACAAGGGCCAGGAGTTCATCCCGGGTTCCGCCCTGGTTCAGCCAGTCGGAGATGTCGCCCTTTTCCGGCAGGCCGGGCAGCTCCACCAGCTTGACCGACGCGGCCACACCGTAGAGCGCCTCAACCACCATCGCGGCATGATCCCGGCCCGGCTGGTCGTTGTCTGAAAGGATTACGACGTGCTTGCCTTGAAAATGAATGTTGTATTCGTCTTTCCACTTCCCAGCGCCCATGGCATTGCATGATCCACAAAGGCCGATAACGCGTAGGGATTCTACATCCTTTTCACCTTCAACAAGAAAAATTTCGTTCCCCTTCAATACATCGGGAAGATTGTAAGGTACCAGACGTACACCGTCGATATTCTGGATGTAGTTTTGGGAATTTTCATCACAACGCCATTGACGAAACGTCTTTTTCTTTCCGGCTTCCTCGAATCGTACAGTTGAGAACAGGTATTCACCGTCCTCATTTTTGTAGTGGTACAACTGGCGGATGTTGTCCACCGTGGCGCGGGCGTGATCGTCCTTTGGCTTTTTCTTCTGCCCGTTGCCGTTGGACAGGCCAGCCTGTTCCGCCAGCCGTGCAAGAGCGGTCTTGAAGTCCACTCCGTGGCGTTCCTGAAAAAAAGTGAATACGTCGCCTTGGACATTGCATCGCTGGCATTTATAGAATCCTGTTTCCGCATTGACATAGAAGTGTCGCCCCGAATCGTCATGAAAAGGGCATGGCGCATTCAGTTCCTTCCCTATTTCACTAAGGCCAAAGAGTTCCGCATTATAGAACGTTCGGAAATCCAGGCGGGCCAGCACATCTTTCTTGTCAATCATGCCGCGCCCTGCCTGTTGAACTCATCACGCAACAGTTCAAGAATCTGTTGTGAAAGATCTATTGACTGCATTTTGTAGAATTTTGCAGTGTCAACAATACGTTTTAAGTCCGACTGGCGGATGATGACGAGAGGATCGCCGCGAACCACGATGGCTTCCATGGCTATTTCGACCTGCTGCGAAGCCATGTCACTAAATTCTTGACAGGATAGGCCGTGGCACTGTTGGCGATGAACCGCCCCTCAGGGCCTTGCCCAAGGGAATCCAGGTTGGCCATGGTTTTTGGTGAAATGAGTCCGCCAGTGAATTCACGCACCATCCGGCGCGCCACGATGGCCGACGGCCACACGGCGGCCATCTCATCAAAAATATCTGAGGAAACAGGGGAAATGGAGGAGGGATCAGACATAACGCGCTCCGGGATCGCCGCCGCGAGGGCGGGTTATCCTGGAAAGCCGGGTTGCGCTTCATGGGGGGATGTGCGAGAGGCAGGTTGTCGTACTTGCTGGTCTCGCTGGGTGTTGGTAGCACCCCGGGTCCACTTTGCGCCCCTCGGCCCGGGTCTGTGTTGGTAGCACAGGCCCGGCCAGG